TCCGTGGGAAGGTGCGAGTGACACTAGGATTCCTCTTGCAGATTCTATTATTAACGATTGCGTGGATGTCCTTACTACTGCGGCTAGTAGAGCTACTTTAAAGGTTGCCGCTACCGAGATAGGGGATTTGGAGCAAGCAGCCGTTGCAAATAAGATGATGCACTGGCAATTGGATACTAAACTTTATCACACGATAAATAGGGAAGCTGAACTTCTAGCTCAACACGGGCTACAGTACGGTTGGAGTGCTTTATTTGTTGGATGGGATCAGAGAGTAGCTTTAAAGCCTGTTGCAATTACTATGGAACAGATTTTCCAAATGCTCGATCAGTTGGAACAGGACGATCCTTTACGAGATTTTCCAGAAATTATAGCTGACCCGGATAGGGAAGATGAAGCGATAGCAATTATTAAAGCCCAATACCCTAACGCTACTGATAAGGAAGCTAAAAAAGCGATAAAGGAATTGAGGGAAACTGGGCAGACCCAAATCCCCGTTGCCTATATTGCAGTCAATCAACCTTCCATAGTGGCTCTTAAACCTTGGGAAGACGTAACCTTCCCCCCTGAAACAACCGACCTACAATCAGCTAGAGTTATATTCAGGCGAGTTTTTCTAACTGAAACTGAACTCCGAGCTAGAACAGTTGATGAAGATTGGGATGAGGATTGGGTTGAGAAGGTTATAAACACGGCAGGAAAGTCTGTGGAGTTTTTCGAGTTTTCACAAAGTGTCTCCAATCTATCTATAAACGACACAATAACTAGACAAGACAATCTCATTGAAGTTGTTTACGCATACACGCGGCAAATTAATGAGAATAACATGCCGGGTATCTATTACACTATTTTCAGTCCGATATACACAAAAGACGATTCTGGAAATGATATTTTCGCCAAACATGAACTATTGGATTATGTTCATTGCCGGTATCCGTTTATTGAATTTAGACGGGAACGGCTTAAAAGGCGTGTAGTAGAGTCCCGTGGAGTCCCTGAAATATGTGAGACTTGGCAAAATGAAATTAAGACTCAACGGGACTCGGTATTTGATTCCACCTCTTTTGAAACACTTCCACCTATCATGGTGAACAAGAGGATTGGATTGGCTAATAAAGTTGGCCCCGCAGTTCAACTCCCGGTAACTAAACAGGGAGATTATGAGTTTATGAAGCCGCCGCCACGAACCCCTAATACGGCACTAAACCTTATTGAAATCGTGGAAAGACAAGCAGACAGTTATTTCGGAAGGGCTAACCAAGGTGTGCCGCCTGTGCAGACTCAACTGAAGCAACAGCGCATGGTGAATAACTGGTTAACAACTTGGACTGAAGCCTATCAGCAAATGTTTACTTTGTGCCTACAGTTTCTATCTCCAGAGGAAATACAGAAGATTACTGGTTCAGGAGTTATTCCTAGATCAGACATGATGCAGTTTGACTTTGTTTTGAAATATGATGTTCGGGAACTAGACACCGAATATGTGGATAAGAAACTGGCAACGATAAGCCAATACGTCATTCCTCAAGATGCTGGTGGAGTTTTGGATAGGAACAAGTTGATTGGAATGGTGACTAAAGCCATAAGTCCAGACATTGCCGAAGAGTTAATCATAGACCAAGCCACAGCTAGTCAGAAGATGTATAATGATGTTAAAACTGAAATTGGTCTAATGATGCTTGGGAATGAAGCTAACTATGTTGAAAACGATCCCGCAGCAAAAACGAAGATGCAATATGCTCAAGACATTGTATCTCGGAATCCCAAAGCTCAATCAGCGTTACAAGGAGATGAGGTATTTCAGCAATTATTTGAGAACTACTCCAAGAATCTTCAAATGTCGATCATGCAAGAAGAGAACAAGACGGTTGGGCGAATCGGGGTTAGTCAGTTAACATGACGGATTTATCGCATTTCCAGTTTGACCAGAACCCCCTTTGGGATGATATACAGAAAAGGCTTAAAGACATGATTGAGGTGGAGATGTCTGAAGCTATTGGCCAAGATATTAGTCCAGAGGTTAGGAGCCATCAATGTGGACGGGCTGAAGCTCTGGCTGATTTTAAGCATTCTTTATTGGAGACATGGGAAAAAGCTAACTCCAGATGATTGAAAAATTTAGGGCTTGACAATTTTATGAGAACGGGTTTTATTTCCGTAACTTTTGGTTCCTTACCGGAATCAATATAGTTTGTGGGTTTCTGCGTACCCCTAAAAACGCTGTTTGCCTAACTTGCGGGGGCTTAAAACCAGCATGAGTGAAAACACAGTAGAGGGAGAAAGCAGCACTCCCGAATCGACGGAAGCTGCACAGACGAACATTGGTGAACTTTTGGACACCGATGGGTTGGCAAATCAATTGGAAAGGATGTTTGATACGCCAGACGAACCCGCTGCGGAAAGTGCGGGAAACGAGGAATCGCCTCCTATTGAAGATGAGCCGAGTGGTGAGTCGGAGGGAGAAGCTGAAAGTGATCTTTCTCAAGTTGAAGAAGAACCTTCTGCGGAAGTTGAACAGGCAGATGAGGGTGTTGAGGAACAGAAGGAGAATCCCCACAAAGGACTCCTAAAGAGAATCGACAAACTAACTGCCCGTCGAAAGGAAGCTGAAGGTAGGGTTGATGGTCTGGAAGACGAGATCAAAGACCTCCGTGCGGAATTGGATAACAAGGATGATTTAAACGATCTTCCTAGAGTTGCAAAAGATAATCCATATTCCCATTTGAAATCCATGTCGGCAGTTACTAAAGAAATTGAACAGGCCGAGGAGATTATGGAGTGGGCAGAGGATAATGCAGATGGAACTGAAGTTACCAATTCTCAAGGGGAGGAAGTGTCATATTCTAGAGAGGATGTGATGCAGATTAAGCGCAATGCCCGAAAAGCACTACGCACACATCTTCCAGAACAGGAAAACTACCTACGAGAAGAAACTGACGTTAACCAGAAAGTGGAACAGATTTTCCCATATTGGAAAGATCGTAGTTCTGTGGGGTATCAAGAGGCTATGGAGATTATAAAAAATCGTCCCGGCTTAAAGACTTACCCAACGTGGAAAGCAGATGTGACTATGTTCCAATTGGGACTACAGGCTTATAAGGAGATGACAACGGACAAGCAGCCGAGGCCAAAAGCTAAAGCTGCTCCGAAACAACCATCTGCTCCGAGCCAAGCTCCAGTTGTGGATAAGCCGACTCAAGCACGTTCAAATTCCGCTAGGAAAGCCTTCAACAACAATAAAGATACGGACGCTTTAGCGAAAATATTAGAATCAGATTATTTATAAGGAATAAATTATTATGGCATCTCTTTTAGAAAAAGGGTACAACGACTACCAATCAGGTGGTCGAGAGGATTTGTCTGACCTTATCAGCAATGTCGATGCAAAATCTACCGTTTTTACTTCTCTAGCTAAAAAAGGTAAGAAACCCGGCAATGTTGTTATGGGATGGCAGATGGATAAATACGAAAGTCCCGGTGTAGATGGAATCTACGAAGGTCTTGACGTAGCTATGGGAACACCGGGTAGTTTTGATAATCCGGCTAAAAATCGTGCATTAGCTCAAAACTATGTGCAGATTTTCCGTAGGGTATTCCGCATTTCAAACCTTGCTAACGAAATTCAAGTCGTTGCCGGTGTGAAATCGGAACTTGCAAATGGTATCGCCAAGAAATTGGTTGAGATTAAGCGTGATATGGAATACACATTCCTATCTAATGCTGATGCCAATAAGGAAGATGGTGACGGCGAAACCGCTGGAGCTGTAAATCCATATCACACTAAAGGTTTGGGGAGTTTTCTCCATGCTAATGGTGGTAATGGTGGTGGTGATGATATAGCTGTTCCATCAGCCTTTCGTCGCCCCGCTGCTTCCGGTATTGCTGGAACTGCTGCTGGTTTAACTGAAGGTGATGTTCAGAATCTTCTGAAAAGCATCTACGAAACCACCGGTAGTATTCGGGATTACGATGCCGTTGTTGGCCCAACCTTGAAACGAGCGTTTACAGGTTTTACACAGAGTATTACTTCTTCTGACGAAGCGGCTAGTCCTGTTAAAGTCTTTAATCAAGATGCTTCTTCTAGGTCGTTTGTTAATGTTATTGATGTGTTTGAAGGAGATTTTGGCCGATTGCGCCTACATCCCTCCGTCCACGTGAATACCGTTGCAACCACGGGTGCTGGAGATGCTCAACACACACATGGTCAAACGGTAACGCCTAGACCTTATAAGGGTTTTGTTATCCCATTTGATATGGCAGAAATCCGCTACGGCAAGTTGCCGCAGATTAAGGAACTGCAAGACAATGGTGGTGGCCCTGCGAGGCTTATTGAGGCAATGGCCGCACTAATCATTTACAATCCATCAGCATTTGGATTGTTTGATTGTACTGAATAATATGTACGCCCCCGAAGGGTTGAGTGATGAAATGACCTCCCTTGTGGGGGCCGCACTTCGGAGACAGTTGGCCCGTGAGCATCAAAACTCACGGGTCAACCAATCCGATGGTGTGGCTAGAGCATCCAAAACAGAGTCGCATACCGCTGAATTTGGACAACATAGAGCTAGAATAGAACCTACTTCCTATCATTACTGGGGTAAACGCCTTGGGTATAGTTGTTGGAATGATCGTAAATTCATGAAAGATTATTTGCGTGACAATCCAGAAAGCAGGATTAAAACTGCCGGGGGTAAGAAAGCGCAAGTCGGGTATGGAGGAAAGAAACCGCATGGATATTACGACACTCCAGTTGGCCGTGTCACATATCGAAAGGTGTTCGGCCCAAACGAACGGGTAGAAATAGATGCAAACGCTTAAATTCAGTAGTGTTGTATATGGAGTTTCCCAATTAGCCGGGTTGGATAGGGATAACCTTCCCGGTCATTTCTTTAAACAAGTTCGGGATTTAGCTAATCACAGGCTAGGTATTGCTTGGGAAACCGAGTATTGGCCTCAACTTATCAAAACAGATTCTACCGCAGTAACGACTACGGACAGTATTAGCAGCATGGCATACCCAGCAACGGCTGGAGAAATTTTAACAGTTTATGATAAAGACCCTGCAAAAACTACTGCTCTTTCCTCTGTTAGTTACATATTGCGGGATGATGCTTCTGATAGCAGCAATAATTCTGGTAGGACAATTAATGTCTTCTCTGCTACCACGCCGCTTTTTGTCGAATATAGGATTGCTAGACCCTCGTTAACGGGAGACGTTTGGGTTGCTGCTTCTTATGCGTCAGGGGCGCAAGTATACTATAGTGGAGATTTTTATACCGCTAATACAGGGACGGCTACCTCTTTCACTCCTTCCGAGTGGGATAAGGTTATAATGCCTAAAATTTTTGAAAACTATCTAGTCCGTGGAGTTTATGCAGATTATCTTCGTTCAAATGGGCAAACAGATATTGCCGTTGGAGAAGATCAAAACGCAGAGAGCTTACTTATTTTAGAATCAGATAAACTATACCGACAACAAGGCCAAGTAAGAACGGCTAATGTTGTCACCTATTGACTTTTATGGCCGACAAAGCTAAACTAAAAGAAGCGTTGGATGTGTTGTACGTTGCGGCTGGGAACGCCCCGCTGAACAGGCAACAACATGAAATGGTAACAAATGCC